GGTATTGATTTCTCCCCTCCGAGTTATCGCGCAGCATCCTCTGATTTAACTATCTCAAATTCACCACTTGGCTTGGTGGAGTTAGCGGATGAAGAATGTGAAGTTCACGGTCCGCGCTTAAACCGCTATTCCCTTAACTGGGCTATGTACCTTGGTCACCACTACTCATACCGTCGCCCAACTGGCGAAGCTCAAATCATGCTCAACTACTACAGAGCATTCACAGACTTTTTAATTAACTTTTCATTTGGTAAGGGCGTTAACTTTGGTTCGTCTAAGTTAACTGAGGCTATCGTCCCACAGCTCCTAGAGCGCGTATGGGAAATAGATAACAACAAGGCCACCCTTCTTTGGGAAATTGGTCAGCAGGGCTCTGTATCTGGAGACTGCTTTATTAAGGTTGCTTACGAAGAAGCATGGGTTGACCCATCTGGGCGTCAACACCCTGGCCGTGTTCGTATCCTTCCGCTTAACTCATCTTTTGCATTTCCAGAGTTTCACCCACATGACCGCGAGCGCTTAATTCGTTTTAAGCTTAAGTACCGTTTCTGGGGCACATCACTAGAAGGCACACGTCAAGTGTTTACTTACACTGAAATTTTGACAGACGACGTAATTGAGGAATACATCAATGATGAACTTATTGACTCGCGCCCTAACCCTCTTGGCACTATTCCCGTTATCCATATTCCTAACGTTCGTATCAGTGGTAGCCCTTGGGGCCTTTCTGATTGCAATGACATTATTAACATTAACCGTGCTTACAATGAGACTGCTACAGATGTTGCTGACATTGTTAACTACCACGCGGCGCCAGTAACAGTAATCATTGGAGCTAAGGCTTCACAACTTGAAAAGGGCGCTAACAAGGTATGGGGCGGTCTTCCAAAGGACGCTAAAGTTGAGAACCTAGAGGGCGGAGCACAAGGCCTTAAGGGTGCTATGGACTTCATGGCTTTGTTAAAGAAGTCAATGCACGAAATGATTGGTATCCCAGAGTCTGCTTTAGGCCAAGCTATGCCAGTGTCTAACACCTCAGGTGTTGCGCTTTCAATTATGTTCCAGCCTTTGATGAACCGATACCACCAAAAGATTATCCAATACGCTCACGGGCTAGAGCGCGTCAATGAACTTATCCTTATCTCTCTTGCCGTTAAAGAGCCAGAAACCTTTATCTGGGACCCTAACACTAGCCAAGTACCTCTTAAGCAAGGTCAAGCGGCTCAGCTAGACCCTAATGACCCAATCACTTTCCAGAACTACGTTAAGTTCCCAGAGCCACTTCCACTAGATAAGCTCATTGTTCTTAATGAAATTCAAAGCAAGCTATCTCTAGGACTTGAATCTAAGGAAGGCGCTCTTCGCGCTCTAGGTGAGGAATTCCCAGCAGAGAAGCTAACTGAGATTCGTCAAGAGCTTATTGAAGACGCTAAATCAGATGGCGCTCTAAAGATGGTTCAGACTCAAATTGAAAATGACATTATGATGCTAACTGGCATGCAGTCAGCTCAGCTAGGCCCAGGCGGAGCTCCAGCTCAGCCTGTAGGCGGAGGAGGCCCTGAAGCAGGGGTTCCTCAATCAGTATTGCCTCCAGTAATTGACGACGCAACCATTGCCGCTCAGATGGGTGACCAAGCCCTACGCGCTAACCTCGTCACACAAGCTTATGGAACCCAACTCCCACAAAGGAGAGTTTCAGAAGACTATCAAAAATAAAGGTGTTTAGCCTGTAATTTTTGGTAGGTGTAGGGAAAATAAACATGTAATACAACGTTTGGTCATTCGTGCTCACACTTCGGACAACGACCCCTAGAATACAAAGGATGTAAGAATGTCAGAAACTGCAGAAAACATGGCAGCTGCTTTTCAAGCAGATGCTGGAACAGCTCCAGTTGTAAATGTGTCGGGCGTTGACGCGCCGACTGTTACTACTACGGAAGATGTTAGGTCTAAATTCTATACGGATGAAGACTTATCTCGTGTCCGTTCACAGGAGAAAGATAAGCTCTACCCTCAGATTGAAAGTTTGAAGGAAGAACTTAACTCGCTACGAAAAGAAAAAGAAGAAGAAGCAACTCGTAGAAATGCGGAAGCGCAAGCTGAAGCATTACGTATTAAAGAGGCACAAGAGTCTGAGCTAGATGCAAAGTCTTATGCTGAACTTAAGACCCGTGAGTTGCAGGAGCAGTTGGAGCGTGAGCGTCAAGAACGCGAACGAGCCTTCGCTCTTCTGGAGCGCGAAAAGACATATGCAGATTTGCAATCTTATCGTCAACAAGTAATTGAACAAGAACGCGAAAACATCATTCCGCAGCTAGTTGATTTCATCCAGGGTAATACCCGCGAAGAACTCGCTGAAAGCGTGGAACGTTTGAAGGAGCGTTCAGCAAGTATTCTTGAATCTGCGCAGTCTGCTATGCAGAACGCCAGGAAAGAAATGAAGGGAACGAGCATCTCTGCTCCTCCCGCTGGACCATTGGAAACTAATATGGAGCAACGTACGTTAACGGCTCAAGAAATTGCAGCCATGCCGATGAACGAATACGCAAAATACAGAGACCGAATCATGAGCGACTCAGCTCGTGGTAAGTCTCGCGGGCTGTTCGGTTAAACCCCCCAACCCAAAATCTAACAAGGAGTTAAAGCTAAATGGCATCATCCATTACAGGTACAGGCAGTCTTGCCGCTGCGCCTACAGCGTATTCAGGTACCAACACACAGCTGACTCAAGCGATTCAGACCATTTGGTCAAAGGAAATTCTTTTCCAGGCCATGCCAATCCTTCGCTTTGAGCAGTTCGCAGTAAAGAAGACAGAACTTGGTGTTGCACCAGGTCTCCAGATTAACTTCATGCGTTACAACAACCTCGGATTTGCATCTTCACTAGTTGAAGGTGTTCGTATGCAGACTAACGCATTGACAGCACAGCAGTTCTCAATCACAGTATCAGAGCATGGTTATGCTCTTGCTGTTTCAGAGCTATTGCTTAACGCTTCATTTGATGACGTAATGGCTTCAGCCTCACGTCTTCTCGGTCGTAACATGGCTATCTACCTAGACCAGCTATCACGCGACACACTCTACGCAGCAACTTCAACAATCTACGGTGAAGACCGCTCATCACTATCAGCTGTTAACAACTGGTATGCAGACGGTACAAAGGGCACATCACGTGCTTCAATGACTGGTTCTTATAACCTAACACCTAAGACAGTTAAGGACGCAGTAGAGACACTTGCTACAAAGAACATCCCTCGCCTAGGTGAGACATATGTTGCTTTCATCCACCCACACCAAAGCCGTAAGCTTCGTGACAATCCAGAATTTATTGAAGTCACAAAGTACGCAGCTCCAGGAAACTTCATGCTCGGTGAAATCGGTCGCTTGTACGACACAGTATTCATTGAGACAACACAGGTTCTTAAGGTTGCTGGTGGTGCTGGTACTTCTTACACCGCAGATACAGCTGTTGCTAACCCAACAGTAGCTGCTGGTGGAGGATACACAACTCCTGCTACCTACACAGGTAACGGTGGTTCAGACCGCTATTCAGCTATCTTCATTGGAGATAACGCATTCGGTCACGCAATCTCTCTTCCAGTTGAGCTCCGCGATGGCGGTATTCTTGACTTCGGTCGTGAGCATGCGCTTGCTTGGTACTCAATCTTCGGACTTGGTCTAATCACTGACCAGTCTGTAGTTATTGCAGAAACCAACTAAAAACTTAATAGTGGTGGGGCGAGGTTTAAGCACGGCCTGAAATAAGGCCACACTCTCGCCCCACTGCACCATCCACAGTCACTAATTAGGAGAATACAATGGCTACAAAAAAGCCCACCGATGTAACTGGTCGTATGCGTGAAGTGCAACTAGAAGAGAATCTAGAAGCACTACAAGAGCGAGCAGCTGAGATGTCAATGGCATCAGCTACTGCGGCCATAAAGCTTGAAACAGAAGTTATTGATGCAACTGTCCCAGACCGTCAAACCATCATTGTTGATGAGGTAATCACCCTAGGTGACTCAGAAGATAGCGTGGAAATCCGCGTTATTGAGAACATTGAGAACATGACCCTTGGAGCAGGAAACAACTACAACTTCAGAGCTGGTCAAAAGTACAAAGTAACTAAGCAAGTAGCTCAACACCTTCGTGAAAAAGGCTACCTAGCGGGCGTTATTTAAGACTACTGTTACAGACAGGGGGCGGGCTTTCGGGCCCGCTTCTTCGTTTGTAGAGATTTTTTATTAAATTACCGTCATCATTATATATACCGCAGTAAGGGAGTTCATATGGCTTTGTTGGCTGACTTGCTCTCTAGAGTCCGTTTAGAGCTAGGCGACCAGCAGAAGCAGTTTACTTTTACTGCCACTGGTGACGGAACTACTAAAGACTTCTATTTAAATGCAAAGCCTGTTGAGCTTACAAACCTTTATGTAACTGTAGCTGGAGCGGCTGTTGCCTATCCAGCTGGCTACACCCTTGAAGGCAGCCTAGGCGCCCTTCACTTTGTTACTGCTCCAGCTGCTAATGCTGCTATTAAAGTCACAGGAACTGCAAACCGCTACTTCTTAGATAGCGAACTAACAACTTTTATTAACACGGCGGTTACCCAGCACACCAATAACCGAACAGACGCGTTTGGCAGCACCGTAAAGCTAGCAGCCCTTCCACCTGTTGAAGAGTACCCACTAGCTATCTTGGCAAGTATTGAAGGCCTATGGGCCCTTGCTACAGACTCTGCCTTTGATATTAACATTACTGCGCCAGATGGCGTAGTCATTCCTCGCTCACAGCGCTTTCAACAGCTTACTGCAATCATTACCCAGCGCACAGAGCAGTATAAGCAGCTCTGTTCTGCGCTTAACATTGGTTTGTGGCGACTTGAGATGGG